TAGTCATGACAAAGCAAGAAAAGGCCGCACTAGCAGCCAAGCAAAAATCTAGCGTTTTACAAGCTGGGCAAACGGCGGCAGATGCGGCTATTTCTGGCATGGAATCAGGTGGCGCTAATGTGTCAGACGAAACCAAGCAGCTAATTGCAGTTTTACCGGCTATCATTGGCGCGTCTATGCAAGCTATGGACGAAATGAAAGACAAAGAGAAAATGTCTGAGGATGAAGACGAAGACAAGGACAAGAAAAAAGAAGGCATGGACGAAGAAGCCAAGAAAAAGGCTGATGATAAAGACGACGACAAGGACAAAGAAAAAGGTAAGGGTATGGATTCTGCTTTAATTACCAGCCTACAAACACAGCTTTCAGATACTCAGGGATTGCTAAAAACAGCAACCGATAGCATTGACGAAATGCAAACCAACGGTCTAACCAATATGTTAGGCGATATTTCACGACGTGATGCAATGTGTAATCAAGCAGCGCACCATATCGGTACATTTGACCAATCGCTTATGACAGAGAAAAGCGCAGCGGTTTATATTTCCGGCAAGCTCGGTCTTGATGCGGTAGAAGGTCAAGAACTGGTTGCAGTAAACGCAGCCCTAAAGGTCATAGGTAAAACACCCGCACAAACATTTGTAGCCCAGGACGAAAGCGTTAAAACTGGCAACAGCTCTATAGATTCATTCATTCACGGGGATAAGTAATTATGACATTCCAGTCAATAGTACAAGACAATCAATCAACTGGATTACCCGGTGAATATGCGAAAGCAGGTCCACAGCGGGAAGTTTCAGGTGTTATCAAATCAACCAATGCAGCGGCTAACGTATTCAGTCGTGCATTCTCACACGTTGCAGCGTCAGATACAGACGTTGTTGCCGGTGGTACAGGCGCGCTTGCTGGGCTGCTTATGCATCCTAAAGAACACGCCTCCCTTGGTACGTCAATTGGCACTCTTGAAGCTACGTTAACAATTCCTAGCGAAGTAGACGCGAGCTTTGGACAGATGGGTATCGTGTTCGTTACGTTCGCCACAACTGCCAACATTGGCATGGACGTACACTATGATACAACCACAGGCGCTACAGCCGGACAGCTTCACGCAGTTGCGGCAGGTTCCACACCAGCAACCGACAGAGCAAGATTGACGGGCGCAAAAGTAGTACAACGTAACATTACATCAACTGGTCAAATCGGCGTAGTTCAGCTAACAGCGTAAAGGTAGAAATAATATGAGAATGGGCAACGAATTATCACACCTTCCCGCCGGTCGAGCTGCAATGTCTATTGCAATGGATCAGCGTGAAGCATTTTGTCAAACAGCAGTACAGGAGCTTCGAAGAATTGGTATTTGTTTCGATGAATCCCACATTGCGCAAATGTCACATTTTGCCAGCGGTCAAAGTGGCACACCTTCTTTCGGAATGGACGCCAATTTTACAGCACCACTAACAACCGGATCTGTTAATACTCCGATTCAGTTCTTGCAAGAGTGGTTACCGGGCTTTGTTGAAATTATCACTCAAGCACGAAAGATTGATAACCTTGTGGGTGTTACTACGCAAGGTTCATTCGAAGATGAAGAAATCGTACAGGGCGTAATGGAGCATAAGGGCGAAGCTACCCCATACGGCGATTTTACAAATACACCATTGGCAAGCTGGAACGTCAATTGGATTCGTCGTTCTATCGTTCGTTTTGAAGAAGGTATGCAAGTTGGTCGATTGGAAGAAATGCGAGCAGCACGTATGCGCGTTAATAGTGCAGATAGCAAGCGTATTGCAGCGGCAACGGCTCTTGAGATTAACCGTAACCGTATCGGCTTTAATGGCTACAACGGCGGCGCAAACCGTACGTATGGATTCTTGAATGATCCTTCATTGCCTGCTTACGTCAGTGTGGCTAACGGCGCGTCTGGTGGTTCTGCATGGGCAACTAAAACCTTCCTTGAGATTGTTTCAGATATTCTCACAGCATTGGTTGCTTTGCGTGTTGGCTCTCGTGACATAATCGACGTTAAGAAAACGCCTTTAATGTTGGCACTACCAACGGCAGCGGTTGACCGTTTAAGCACTGTATCAGATGCAGATCACAAGTCTGTTTATCAGTGGTTAATGGAAAACTATTCCAACATTACAATCGAATCAATTCCTGAATTAGACAGCGCAAACGGTGGCGATAACGTTTTCTACCTATATGCTATGTCTGTAACTGATTCCGGTTCTGATGATTCGCGCACCTTTATTCAGGTTGTACCCTCACGCTTTCAGAGCATGGGTGTTGATCAGAAGACAAAGAGCTATGAAGAAAGTTACGCGAACGCAACAGCAGGAATTATGCTTAAACGGCCTTACGCAGTGTATCGAGGGTCAGGCATTTAATTTATAATTTGTGCTACAATATTAAAAAGGGCGGCTTTGGTCGCCTTTTTTTATAACCCTTAACCAGAGAGTTTTTAACAATGTCAAAGCAAGTATTTTCTACACTAACAACCGACCAGAGCTATTCACTTCACAAGAAAGGACAGCGACCAGGCGAGCCCGCACTACTAGAAACAATTGACGGAAAGCCAGCGACAATTTTAATCAAGGGCGGTCATGGTGTAGCTAACGAACATTTCCAAACATCGAAAGGCGTATGCACAAATGTTGAAGACGATGTATACGCAGTCTTAGAAACTATCCCTATGTTTATTCGCCATTCTAAAGCTGGATTTATTAAAGTTTTCAGCAAGAAGGATGCACCGGCAACGCCAGAACAAGCAGCGGCAGACATGGCAAAGAAAGACGGTAGCGCACCATTAGTGGACTCTGATTTTGTGGCAGGGCAAGCACCTACATTGACACAGGCAACGGCGTAAACCATGGCAAAAATCGCTTTCAACGCATCCAGATTACGGGCATCAATACCAGCGTTTGCTAACGAGACGTTATACCCGTCCGCCGTTCTACAAATGAAATGGGTTGTTGCAACGTGCGTTGTTAGCGATGACGACGACGGTTTTGTATTAAACGAAAGACAGCGTGAATGTGTGCTTGATTTATTCGTTGCTCATTTACTGGAAATTGATTCCATGATTGCTATGGGTCAGAACGTCGTTAACATTCAAGGGGCAAGCGTTGACAAGGTAAGCGTCACAGCAACGCCCCCGGTTGCGTCTACGGGCTTGCAATTGTGGTTCCAGACAACGCCACACGGTCAATTGATTAGAACCATATTGCAGGCAAACACCAGAGGCGGGTTTTATATAGGCGGGTCTGCTACAGAGAAACGCTCATTTCGTCGTGCTGGTGGCGTGTTTAGATAATGGCTAGAGTCATTAGAGTTAAAGGTGGGGCCATGGAAGGTCTATTAATTCGCCTTGAAGAGCTTGAAAAAACAAAGCTCAAGATAGGCGTTTTTGAATCTGCCAAGTATCCAGACGGCACCCCAGTTGCAGGGGTAGCAGCGGTTCAGGAATTGGGTTCTCCTAAAATGGGCATTCCACCTAGACCGTTTTTTAGAACAACAGCCGAAGAGAAAAAGGGCGAATGGGGCAGCCTATTTGAGCGCGCATCAAAGGCAATCATTGAGGGTAAAATCTCCCCTTATGACGCAATGGATAGAATAGGTTTACAAGTTGCCGGTCAAATCAAAACAACCATAACCAATATTCAAGCCCCACCATTAAGCCCAGTCACGTTACACCTTCGAAAACTCAAGCAGCAAGGCGAAACTATCACGGGTGGCGTCGTTGCAGGGGTCAAGCAAAAGGCAGCACGAGGCGAAGAATTAGACACTTCTGGCGTATCCACAAAGCCCCTCGTTGATGACGCCATTCTATTAAATTCAATAACTCACGCGGTAGAGGAAACATGAGCACACCAGGAAGTAATCTGTTAAACCTTGCGGGCAGAGTTATACAGTTTCAAAAAATAGAGCTATTGCCATTTGTTAGCAGGGTCAAGAATGAAGCGCGGGTATACGTAAACTCATATGGAACGCCAGTACCTATAAAAGGATCAGCTCAGCCAGTTTCAGCAGCGGCGTATTCTGCTTTAGGACTGGAGCGTAAAAAGGTTTATCTAATGGTATGGACTTCGGCAAGCATTGCAGGCGTCGGCCTTGATACATCTAGCGACCGTATACGATATAACAACAAGATATATAAAGCGGTTGACGATACCGATTGGAAACCACAAGACGGCTGGATGGGTCTAATGTTTGTCGAGGTCAAATCATGAATGATACGAAACTGATTGACATAATATGTACAGCTTTAGAGGCTGGTTTAGTATCACAGGGCTACGTTGACCCAGACGTTTTACAATCGTACCAACCAGAGCAACAGGGCTCATCGTCGGGCGAAGTTTGGTACATCCACAAGATAGGCCCAATACACAAATACGGCCACACTCAAAAAACAAACAAGCTCAATCAGACAACCGGCGTTATTGATTTGGTGGAGGCTCGCGTACTAGAAAGAAAATACCAAATAACAGCATTTAAAAAGCAGACCCCCGAAGAGTTAACGCAAACAGTTAAAACGGCTGATGACATGGCAGAGGAAGCGGCAGCCATAATGCAGGGGCAAGTATTTGTTAATGCGCTAAGATTAGAGGGTCTGCGAATGATGCGAATTACCGACATTAGAACGCCATACTTCACTGATCAGCATGACCAAAATGATATTTCGCCAAATTTTGATTTTACGGTAACATATAGCAAGCAGTTAGCCTCAATCGTTCAACCAGTTGTTGACTACACTGTACAAATTAACCGAGTGTAACGGAGCATAAACAATGCCTATCCCTCAAAGTAGATATATTGAAATAACTTCGGCAAAGGGGGGAGGCACACCCGTACCGTTGCGCGAATTAACAGCCAGATTATTTACCACTAATTTGCTGGTACCAACCTCGTCAACCTTATCATTTTCAACGCTCGAATCAGTTGGTGATATGTTTGGCACAACATCTGTTGAATGGATGCGTGCGGCTTTTCACTTTGGCTTTATTGGCAAGCAGATTTCTAGCCCTAGAACTATACAGTTCTCTCGCTGGACTAATGCGGATTCAGTGCCTCGTATTTATGGTGCAACAGGTGGGCAATCATTCTCTACCTATACCCCTATCACTGACGGATCATTGACGCTTACCATTGGCGCAGAGACTCTCGATTTAACAGGGTTAGATTTCAGTGCCGTAACCGATATTGCAGGCGTGGCAACAGTTCTTCAAACAGGCATACAAACAGGCACAGGCGCGCAGTTCTCAGCGGCAACCGTTGTTTATGACGCTGTACGGGCTTCGTTTAATCTTGTCGGTGGTGCGGTTGCAGTTGCGGCTATATCCATTGCGGCAGGGTCAGCAGGAACCGACGTTAGCGGCTTGATTGGCTGGCGTAATGCTACAGCCTTACTTTCTGCCGGACTTCTTGCAGAGCAGCCAGTGGACGCCGTTAGCAATAGCGCAGTGTATAGCAACAACTTTGGTTCATTCGCTTATCTTGATGCGTTGACACAGGCACAAATTGTTGCGGTGGCACAATGGACGCACGCCCAAAACGTCGTTTATCAGTATCATGTTCCAGTATTAGAGGCAGATTACAGCGCCATTAGTGCGGCTGTTAACGGCCTTTCTGGTGTTGGATTGACAGCACAAGGACCGGCGGGCGAATTTCACGAACAATTCCCAATGGCCATACTTGCGGCCACAGACTTTACCCGTCGTAATGCAGCGCAAAATTACATGTACCAAAGCGGAGCATTAACGGCCACAGTATCGACCGGCACAGAAGCAAATACCCTTGATAACCTACGTCTCAACTATTACGGCTTAACGCAAACAGCCGGACAGACACGAGCTTTCTATCAGCGCGGATATTTGATGGGTGGAGCAACGGCCCCCGTTGACATGGGCGTATTTGCAAATGAGCAGTGGTTAAAGGATAGCATTGCGGCAGGTCTTGCAACCTTGCTTCAGAATAGCCCAGGCGTACCCGCGAGTGATGTTGGTCGTGGTCAGGTTGTTGGCTCCATTCAGAACGGCACCATTCCAACGGCGTCATTAAACGGTGCTATCAGTGTAGGCAGAACGCTGACACAAGAAGAGCGTCAATTTGTAACGTCTGTTACTGGCGAAGAGCTTGCATTTCAGCAGATCGAAACGCTTGGTTATTGGCTTGATGCCAATATAATTTCTCGTACGGTTAATAACGTACAAGAGTTTATTGCTCAGTACACATTGATCTACGCACGTAATAACACCATTCGCAAAGTCGAAGGTTCTGACATTCTTATTTAAGGGGTTAAAAAATGACTATTGATGTTTCAGGCTTTGGGCTTGGTGTCCATTTGGTAGCAAGCAATACATACCCGGTTGGGATACCGTTGTCAGCATTTGCAGACGACGCAGACCCTATGGACATTCCAGGCATAGAATTGACACAGGTGGCAATGGGTTTAAATGGCGATCTTATTACGTGGTCGTCTGCTAATCCCATAAGCGTTACGTTGAACATGATACCGAACGGCATTGAAGATTTAGGGCTTTCTGTTCTTGCAGAGCGTAACCGGGTCGGACGTGGTAAGACTTCGGCGCGTGATGTTATTACGCTTGTGGCTGTTTATCCAGATAGCCGCATTGTGACATTCACGCAGGGCGTTATCACCAACGCACCACCAGCAAACAGCGTTGCCAGTGCAGGCCGTTACAAGTCTAAAGCATACGTATTCATGTTTGAAAATAAGGCCGGTGTTTAATGATTGAGCCTAAGAAGGTAACTATCACTACGCAGGCAGGAGACGAGCGGGTTTATACAATCGGCAAGTTTCCTGCAATGGCAGGGCGAGAAATTATCACTCAATACCCAGTGACAGCAGCGCCGAAAATTGGTGACTATAAAGCCAATCAAGAAATGATGTTGAAATTGATGGCTTATGTGACCGTTGAAGCTGGTGACGTTCCCATGGCTTTGGGTAGTCAGGCTGCAATTGATAACCACGTACCTGACTGGCAGACATTGATGAAGCTAGAAAAGGAGGTGTTAGAATATAATTGCTCTTTTTTCGCACAAGGCAAGCTCTTGGTTTTCTTGGAGGGTTTAGCAGCTCAAGCCCTACCGTCGATCATAAAAACGTTGACGGATTCATTGCAGCAATCGTTGCAAGCGGGCAAGCCAGTTACCAAGACCTCAAGCAAAAAATCAGCTTAGAGGATGCGTTCAATATATGGGAAATCATAGCGGTTTCCCGATATAACGAACACCTTGCCATAGAACACAGCAAAAACCAGAGGTAGCCTAGTGAGTCTTTTAGATACGTTTATAATACTTTTCGAATCAAATGCCGACGAAGTTAGACGGGCGGCAGGGGAGGCAGAAAAGGCCGTTGACGATCTGGAAGACAGTATCGAGGGTGCCGACAAAGGAACCGAAGACCTAGCAGATACGCTCTCTGAAATGGCAGGCGAGGCGAAGAAGGCGGCAAAAGCTTTCTTTGCTTTGTATGCTGTTAGGGCGGCACAGGGTCGAATTTTATCACTTGCAGCAGAGGCGGACGAGTTAGGTAAATTCTCTGATAGACTCAATGTTAACATTGGGGAGGTTGACGCGTGGGGCGGTGCGGTCGAAAGATCGGGGGGCAACGCCTCAAGCTTCAGAGCTTCTTTAGAGTCGCTCAATGAAAAGCTTGTTGAAACTGCCATAAAGGGCACGGGTGAGATAATACCGTTCTTTGCTCAAATGGGCATATCTATTGCAGATGCAAATGGTAGGGCGCGCTCAACTCTTCAGATATTGCCCGAATTATCAAACGCATTTCAAAGCCTAAACCGTCAAGAATCCGCCGCTATTGGTAAGAAGCTCGGTCTTGATAATGCAACTATATTATTATTGCAAAACGGAAACAAAGAATTAGATAAGCTTTTAGCTAGGCAAAAAGAGCTAGGAGTTATAACCAAGGAAGACGCAGAAATAGCGGCACAATTCAATGATAGCCTTAGTGATATGACTAGATCATTGAACGCATTAGGGCGAATTCTTGTTATTGATGCCATACCGTTTATCAATATGTTTCTCGATGCGATAACGGGAACGATATTATTTTTAAAACAAAACGAAGCTTTCGCGGTGTCATTTTTTGGCGCAATCGGTACGGCTATAGGCGTTTTATTAATACCTAAATTAGTTGCGGCCATAGCCTTGATTGCTCCATTCCTAGGCATTGCGGCGGCGGCTATAGCTGTAGCGGGGGCTTTCGCTCTTGCGGCTGATGACGTTTATAACTTCCTACAGGGTAACAAGTCAGTAATAGGGGAGCTTTCTAAAAGTTGGCCTATTGTTGGCAAGATAATAAAAGCGGTCACTGATGCTATGGCGTTCGCTTTCTCTTCTCCCATTGAAAAACTTAAAACAATGAAGGAGATAGTAGAAGGCATTAGAACTGCATGGAAAGACCTTAAGGACAGCATAAGCAGCCAAGGCATAGAAAAGGTTTTTGATGATGCCGTATTAGCAGGAAAGGCGCTTATAGGCATTAGCTCAACATCCCCTATTAATACGCAGACACAAAACACTATATCCAACAGCGCAACCCGTGGAGGCGACCGTAATATAAAGTTTGGTGATGTGAAGGTTGATGCGAGGGGAGGCGGTAGCGAAACGTCTGGGCGCGTAATGGGGCGTGCAATGCAAAGAGAATTAAGGCGTGCAGTCGATAAATTTGACGATGGGGTCCAAGCATGACGACATTAAGTACACTAATCCCAACGGCAGCTAGTGACGTAATAGGGATTTTTGACCAGCAAGGCAATCAAGTATTAGCCGATGCAAGGCCAACGGGTGTCAATGTTATACGAGACTCTCTAAAGTTTACGCACCCATTAGAGGACAATACGTCAAGAGCAGACGGCAAAATAATATTGCCTGTTCTAATAACGTACAGTGTTGTTTTACAGGCTGGTGATTATGAGGCCACGTACTCAGAAATTAACCGATATTTCCTAAGCAGTGAGGAATTAATTGTACAAACAAAGGCCCGGTCATTTGGGCGAATGATTGTAAAAGCAATGCCTCACAGTGAAGATCCGCAATTGTTTGACGCCATTGTGGTCGATATTTCATTAGAAGAAACACAGATAGCTACGACGTTAACGGTTGCCAATAACGAGGCATTCTCTACGACCAATAGAGGCCAGGTACAACCGCAAACGCCCAGCACAGACCAGGGCAGCCAGGGCTCGGTTTTATTTCAATTGTTTGGAGGCTAGACGTGTCAGAAATTCTTGAATTAAGACGGATTAAAAGCCAGCAGGTATCTATTCGATTAGGTGCCAGCTTGTACGACTTTCGAGTATATAGCGTACCCGGGGGAATGGCGTTCGATATGATACGCGATGAAGTGCTAATGCTATCCGGCTTTCGTATCGTTCCAGGTACACCATTGATACCGTACCAGCATTTAGAATCAGGTAATTTTATGCTGATTATTCCTAACGATGAATTGCCAGATTATAACCAATTCGGACTAACCCAAAATTTAATCTATTTCAGTGATGCTGAATTGGTGGCAGCCCGTGGCGTTTGATGATCGTTTATTACGTGTTGGCATTGAGATAGACGGGAGGGTCAATATCTATGAAGGTTTGGCCATTACTTGCGTGGGCTCGAAATTTGCCAGCATAACGCAGAATGAAACGGTTATAACAATAGCCAATTTAAACAAAGAAGTACGCGATTATCTGCTAACAGAAGGGACACCATTCAGACGGTTAACTAATCGTAGGCGCATTAAAATATTCGTTGAGGCCGGTCGAGAATCATACGGATACGTGCGCGTGTTCGAAGGCGACATAACAACCACCACACCGTCACAACCACCAGACATAACCATAACAATTAACGCCCTAACGTCACAGCACAGCAAAGGCGACATTGTGAACGCGTCAGTTCCAACAGTTGCCAGCATTAAGCAGATAGCAGCACAGGCGGCTACCTCGTTAGGCGTAAACCTTGATTTTTTGGCAACAGATAAGAACATTTCAAACTATCGTTATGATGGATCAGCAGCCGGACAGCTTAGCAAGATAAACGACTTTGGCGGGCTTGATGTATTTGTCGATGACGATACGCTTGTAGTTAAAGATAAGAACGTGCCACGACCGGGAACGACAAGAGTTTTAAACCTCAATACCGGATTGATTGGGATCCCTGTATTTACAGAATTTGGTATCAAGGTGCTATTTCTATTCGATGGCTTTACCGGCCTTGGATCCAGATTGCAGATTGAGAGCGAAATATACCCAGCGGCCAACGGAACGTATACCATATATAGACTAGGATTCGATCTGGCGAACAGAGACGTTCCCTTTTACCTATTAGCAGAGGCGCGAAGAATTGGCTAACGTAGCACCCAGTATAGACCCGGCAGACAGCGAAGATTTTGCAGGCGCACTACGTCAGATAATGCAAAAATTCCTTGCTCAGTCTGTTGATGACATGATGCCGGTTATGGTCATATCGTTTGACGAAGACAAGAACGTAGCGCGTGTTAAGCCATTGATTCAAATTTTGGATACTGGCGGCAACTTAACAAGTCGCGGACAGTTCACCGTTCCCGTTTTCACCTTTGGGGGTGGTGGTGCGTTAATGCGGTTTAGATTAAAGCCTAACGATTTAGGTTGGATCAAGGCCAATGACAGGGACATATCTTTATTTTTGCAAACGCTGAAAGAGTCAGCACCGAACACATTACGCAAGCACCAATTCGAGGACGCCGTACTATTCCCTGATTCAATGCGAACATTTGCCGCGTCACAAGAAGACAAAGACGACGAAGCGCTTGCAGTTTTCCAAACGTCAGATGGTTCTATAAAATTGTCGATACTGGAAACAGGGTTTAAAATGCGGGGCGACTTCGAGCTAATCGGAGACTTCACGCACACAGGTGACACATTCAGAACGGGCGATACAGATCAAGTGGGCGACGTTAGAACAGAAGGTTTAATAACTGACATTGGAGACGTTACGCATACAGGTAACACGACGATGACGGGTAATTTTGTGCAAACAGGTAACGCGATCGTAACCGGGACAATATACGGAACAATAGACGTTACAGCGGGGCCAACAGCTATATCACTGGTAACGCACCAACATCTATACACTGATACGGGCAACCCTGTTAACCCACAATCAAGCCAGCCACCTACGCCATAAGGTACGAACATGCCGTTAACATTTCAAACAGATAGCAACAATGATTTGATGCTTGGAAACGATAGCAACCTGTCAATGATTTCCGGCCTTGATGCTGTTGTCCAGCAGTGTGAAGAATTAATGGAAACCGTATTAGGCGAATTAATTTATGATCAAACCAGGGGCATAGATTACGAAAACACAGCATGGGCGGGTAATCCTGATTTAGTAAAATTTGAACGTCAGGCACGAGCCCAGTTATTGAGTGTGGAAACCGTAGAAAACATTGGAACCTTTACTATAGAAATAGTAGGGGACGTTTTGACCTATCGCGCTATAATTGATTCAACTCTTGGCACTGGAACTATAACTAATGGCCTATAACTACCTAACCAATTCGGGCACCATCGTACCAGATGAGAGCGCCGTATTAGCCGAAGTACAGCAAGAATATAGAGACGTATTTGGGGCAAATCTTGACGTGTCCGAAACGGGGCCAGCGGGAAAATTCATAGCGTCAGAGGTCAAGTCACGAATAGGCGTAGCACAAAACAATGCCAATGTTGCCAACCAGATAAACCCTAACTTATCAGAAGGTACGTTTTTCGATGCTGTATGGGGCTTCCTTGGTGGTGCACGAATACCTGAATCAAACTCTACCTTCACTATTCCGCCAGTTTTAACGGGTGTTGCTGGAACGATTATACCAGCGGGGGCGATTGCAGAATCAGGCAACAATAGATTTGTTTCTATATCGGCGGTAACTCTTGACGCTTCCGGTAATGGATCGGTTGGTTTTCAGTCAGAATTAACGGGGGAAATTACCGCACCGGTTGGAACATTGACCAGCATAGTTACTTCTGTAATTGGATGGGAGACGATCAATAACACAGTCGCAGCAACGCCGGGAACAGTCAGAGAATCAGGCGCACCGGCAAGACAGCGACGACGTGACACAGTTGGATTGAATGCCAGAACAGGTGGTGAGGCTATTGTTGCAGCCCTTCGTAATGCGGGTGTTGCTTCATTGCAGTATCGACAGAACATTTTTCCTACAACGCAAACAATTGACACAATAGTAATGGTTAGAAATTCAATTTACGTTTGCGTCGATGGTGGTACTTCCGAGGATATTGGGCGTGCACTGCTTTCAAAATCTGGCGGTCAGGCTTTTAACGGTTCTCAATCGGTGACGGTCACAGACCCAAATAGCAGCGGCTCACAGCCCTACGTTATAAACTTTGATAGAACCACCGGGGATGAAGTTTTAATACGTGTTACCGCAAAGGTTCCAACGTCAGTTAACGACCCTATAGCAACAGTTAGGCAAGCGGTCCTTGATTATGCTAATGGCTTGATAGGCGACAATGGCGGTTTTATTACTGGCCAGGACGTAGCACCTTTTGAAATTGGCTCAGCAATAAACATGCAAAGCCCTTTGGTGTCTCTTCAAAATGTTGAAATATCAAACAAGGCTACAGTCTCTTATTCTAATGCGGTCTACCCAGTTGCCATAAATGTTAAAGCAACAGTACTACCGGAAGATATAGCGGTAACCCTCCTATGACAGGTATCAGGACGTTTGATTATTCTATTGATGTGTTGCGCCCGTTGCAGTGGAAAGAGAATGCAGCGGTAAAAATCCATGCATTACTACAAAACAAACAGGCATGGCTAGACCAGAATCATACTCAATTTTGGCAAAACTTCGAAACTGATATATTCGACATTCGTACAGCTAATGATTTCGGTCTTGCAGTGTGGTCTATTATTCTTGATTTTCCGGTATTCCTAAACCCAGGTGCTACGACGTTTACAAACAACTGGGGCTTTGGAAATTTCCGAAAAAACTTTAACAATGCAAACTTCAACCCGTCAGCAACGGCAAGCACAGAAGATCAGGCGCTATCAACCGAGCAATTAAGACTTGCTTTGCGGCTTTGGTTATATCGTCTACATATGGACGGTTCAATAACGCAGACAAACGCCATTCTAAAGGATCTGTTCGGGCATTTAGGGCCAGCGTACGTACAAGATAATTTAGATATGACCATTGTGTTTGTATTTGATTTTGCACTATCAGCGGAGTTTTTAACCGTTGTCGAGCAAGACGCTATAATGCCAATACCCCCCGGCGTGAATGCGTCAGTACAAGTGAATCCATAAGGTGAGAAAATGACAGCTCAATTTAGTTGGTATAGATACCGTTTTGGCGAGAATGGCAATGTTTCAGCCGTTCCAGATACAGCGCAAGGTGGTGGCGAACTCAGTCTACAGGAAGGCTGGGGTTCTGATTATGACCTTGATTTGGCAACCCAGACCAATGCTAAGGCAATATTGCGAACGCAGCACAACCAGCTATGGCAAGGCATAACCGGGAATATAAATTTTTGGCAGCAAAACCTATACCCATTGTATACACCAGCGGCAAGCAATGGCGGAACGGCGGTTGCCTATCCTTTTGGTACTCGCGTTCGGTATGATGCCGGGGCCGGGTTAAGTGTTTATGAAGTGATCAATGCAGCCGGTACGAATACAGTACCAATCAGCACATTCAATTGGGTGCTTGTAAGTACGGGCTATCCACGAAGCGGTACGTCGGGTGGACAGCAAAGAACCAACTCACAGAACGACTCAAGATTTTTGATTGCTGGTACTGGTGGTTCGCAAGTAAGAACCAATACGCAGAATGACGCTAGATTTCAGGACACAGGCGACCACGTACCTTCTGGTGATAGCGCCGGAATGTTGGCGCGTGGGTTTACTCTTGCGGGTATACCGGCGCTTGCTAGACCCGTTTATAGCTTCTCAGCCTTTGCCACCCTTGGCACTGGATACCCAGGAACCATACCATTAGCCGTTGCCGTTAATAGCTCGAATAATGATGTTTTTGCGTGCGACGGTAGCAACGATACGGTTTATAAATTAACCGGCGGGTCAGGTGCGTGGGCTGCAATAGGTTCTTACCCGGGATCATTGCCGGGTACCATAGCAGTCAACCCGAATAACGGTGACGTTTTTGTTGGTGATCTTGGAGGTACTTTGTACCGTCTACCTGGCGGATCAGGTTCGTTTATAGTTCACGGTTCATACCCAGAATCAAATATTGCAGATATGGCAATGAATGTTGCGACAGGGGATTTATGGATTATTAGCGGCACGTCAACCCCGGCAGATTCAGTGGTCTACAGGATGGACAGTGGAACGTCTGTATTTACGTCTGTAGGACGCTACCCAGGGTTAAGACCCAGTAGAATAGGCGTAGACTCCATTACCGGAACCGTATATGTTGCGGACAATGTGACAGACCAAAGCGGAAGCACGAACGCCAGGGACCAGATTTATGTATTGCAGAATGGCGCAGGTAATTTTAGACCTATCCTAGCTGTTCAATACACTGGTGAGGGTGTCGTGGGTATTTCTGTTGATCCTGGTAATAGCGATTTGTGGATTTCAGGATCAAGCGAAGGTAACAATTTAAGGTCACCGGGCGGCGTTGATTCATTCGTTGTGGGAGGCGCGCCGGGAAATAGCTTTGGCGGGCGTATAGCAGTAAACGGTAGCAGCGGCACTGTGATAATGGCCGACAATAACGGCAATAGAATCATAGCTTCAACGCGAACAGAAGTTACGCCAGCCGTGGAATGGTACATAAAAACATAATGTAAAAATAACAAAAAGAGTGTAGAAAATGGCTAATGTAAACGGATCAGCGGGGGAGGAATGGGTGCTTATACATTCATCCCCGTTTAATGGGATTGTTAGGCTAGTAAGCGGTGAAATTAAAGCAATAGGCTGTGTTGGTATCTCGATTCCATCTGTCGAAAGCCCTGGATTCTCTATAGGTGCGGCTGGGGTTTCTGTTGTTTTGTTGCCAGGAGAGCGGCTATATTTGCGATCATATACGGGTATAGTGGAGGTTGCACTCATACCGAAAGAATCCAACAAGGCTTTTGAAAGCTTCCAAAAGACAGCATTTGGCGAATTGTCAGTTGCTCAGCCTACCAGCATCACCCAAATAACAGCAACCTATGGGATTCTTGACACGACTAGACCAATATTAGGCCCAGGATCTTCGGCCACAACAGAGAACAATGTTTTTGTTGCTCAATCTGGATTACATCCATTTGGCGTCGTTTCTCTACACACAACAAGACAGCTAAGCTACAAGGCGGGACAGGGTGGACTCGTTAGAATTACGGCGTTATTTGATAACAGCTCAGCAGGTAATAGGTGCCTCGCTGGACTGCTAACCGCCGAGAACCGTATGGGTTTTGGCTACAACAACAACGAGTTCGGAATACTGCTGGCGCACGACGGGGTGGCAGAGTCACAAACATTAACTATATCAACGGCGGCAAATGGAATCGAAAACGCCACAATAACAGTCAACGGCACCCCTTTTACAGTGCCAATAACGGCCGGAAGTGTAGAGCATAACGCCTATGAGATAGCCTTATATTTAGAAGCAAACGACCCGCTCCATGACTTCGAAAGCGTAATGGATAAGGTTGTATGCACTGGCGTTTTAGACGGCCCCGAGGGGGCGTATAGCTTTAGCTCAGCAACATCTGTTGCGGCATGGAGTCAAGACGTTGAAGGCGTTTATATAACCGACGAATGGACGCCGCGCACCCAGTGGAACAGGAATACATGCGCCTGGTTAGATGTTACAAAAGGTAATGTTTACCAAATACAATTCCAATACTTAGGCTTTGGGGCGATAAGGTTTTATGTTGAAAGCCCTGAAAGCGGCTGTTTTGTACTTGTGCATGTTATCGAGTACGCAAACAAACACTTAGCCCCTAGCGTGTCAAATCCATCATTTAGAATAGGCTGGGCGTCGCAGAATTTAGGGGTAGGCGATAATGTTATTGTTCGCGGCGGCTCTGCTGCTGCATTTGTTGAGGGTGACCCTACGCAATCGGATGACACTAGGGGCATAGAAGTTGATGCCGAAAACATCGGCACCGAAGAAACGACTATTTTAGCAATCAGGAACCCGTATACATTCGCCGCAAGAATTAACAGGGTCGAAATATCTATTCTATTAATGTCTCTTGGCACGGATACCACAAAAAGGGCTAAATTTAAAATAAGGAAAAATCCAACAATAACAGGGGATTTTATATTTTCAGAAGTAGACCCAGCTTCACCGGTTCAGATTGCAACGGATAATAATCCGGTTTCAGGCGGGAAATTAATGTTTTCCTTTGTCATGACAAAGGAAGGTATACCGCCTATAGATCTAACCGGAAAACTGTTACTTTTGCCAAGAGACATACTTGTCATAAGTTCGAGTGTTTCTAGTGGTTCGCCCTCTGAAATGTCAGCGTCATTAAATTGGCGGGAGGATTTTTGATATTAACTAAAGAGGTATTACCATGCCCGAGAATGTAACCCTAAGTTTCCGAAGGCTTGCTATAATAACCATTGCGATTGCTTTTATTGTTTCGGTTGTACTAACTGTTACTATGGAAGAGAAAGCAAAAACTGATAAAAACATAGAGATAGAGGCGAGTGAATATGTTTCAGGAGGTAAAAAGTAGGCTTGATTTATACATTGATACGGCGGCTAAGGTGGGGACTGAGTTAATCAACAATCCAAAGTTTGGCCCAACAGCCGGGGCCGTTTCCTTTGGTGTATATTACGCTGAATTATCGGGGGCTCTTGGTGTTGTGGCCGGGGCTCTTGGTGCTATTGGCGCGGCTATTGCAATATATGTAAAGCTGGCTTCGTGGGGTTACGACAAGAGAATAAAGAGCCAGAAGTTGAAGCAAACAAAGCTGGAAATTAAAAGCTTAGAACAGGCAATGAAAAAGAGAGGGGGCAATTAGCCCCCTTTTTTACTCTCTTATTCGACAAATAAGATATTTATTTCTTTAACTCTACGTAGTGAGTGTCATCAGCGAACCCCGCAAGACCAGAGTCGATTAGCGAGTAGCTGGTATCCAATATGTCATCCACTCGCGGCCCATCCATACCGCTTTCATCAGTGTCAATGCAGGCGACTTTATCCCCATTGATAAAGTGTAATGTTTCGAGAACCGTGTAGAACATCACATTCGCTTCCTGGCACTTCTTGAAAGCACGTTCCATAGATTTAAACGCTTTAATTTGCTCTTCATTTAGCGTAATTATTTCTTGATCCAAAACTCTACCCTCCGACAGCAAAGCGTTTTAAAACGTATACCTAAGATTATTGGTTATAAGCGCCTTATCGAAAGCAATTGAAATACCCGTATCAATTTTAAATCGATCGTATCCAATGGTTAGCGTTGGAAGCAAGTACATTGACGCGCCCCCGCCTAACCACGCGCCTTCTGCTTGCTCTTCTGAATAGCCAGTAACAACGCCCAGTGTCACCGATGTGGAAACACTGTATTTACCGTGATTGTATTTAGACAATTCTTTGGTGTATCCAACAACGGCAGATTGTTTATAGAACGAGTTTTTGAACGTGATAAGCGTCAGGCCATTATCTAATATAACGCCAAACGCATAGTGCACTTCGTTTAACTTTTCGTATTCTGATTGTGACCCGTGGCTAGACCAGCCGCCCAGAATTAGATCAGTAGAATGCGCAGAAGGGGAAATAAGTATTAAAACTAACAAGAAGTATTTCATGATTTACCATCCATATATTTTTTAATTATGTTTATTGCTTGATCGATACCGGCAGCCCATTCAGCGCCGTATCCCATTTGCTTCATTAGTGCCAGGTGTTCGCGTTGATTTGTTTTTACAGAGCTATAAGTTTCACCCGTTTTTTTCATTTCCAACCATAAGCCGGATAGGTCGCCAACAGGGACAGCAATGAACAGGTCAGAGGCTCCAGGCTTCAACCCTTCGCGCTTCATCTTTGCCATTTGTTTAGCTCTATCGGTTGGCGTCTTGCCTGCTAGATGAGCCCCGTTTGGTATGGCTACAATGCATTCCTGGTAATCTTGATATTGCATTTTAAACCACCGTACAACCGCGCTTTGTTCTTTGCTTTCCTGTTGGCCTCTTGGCATTGGTTAACCCTCTTTTATTATGGCCATTGTAATGGATTGGCTTTGTCCACTTCGAATAATGCAATTAGCTTCTTGGTTCGATTCGTCGTGTCGTCCTTCAAAACCATTTAGCAGGGTTGTACATTTTCCAACGCCTCTTTCTTCGTGGTTCTCATATGTAAACGTGGCAAGCATGGGTATTTTATGTTCTTTGCAAATAGCAATGATTTTAGTCATTAGCGGACTAATTTCATTGTCGTACACGTCTTCTTTGTTGAATTGTTCCATTTGATAATTCCCTTTGTTCCTGTTTGGTTAGCGGCTGAAATATTCCCACTTCAGCCGCCCCCTGTTTTGTTTCTGTGAGCCGTTGCGCATATGCCTGACAATCTCTTAGGCCGCCATCCCCAAAGCCGGTGTGTGCGATTTCCGGCCCCAGGTCTGACGTTAAAAGGACTGCGTATGCTGGCTTATTCACCTTTCTTGCAGATTGTTTTATTGATTACAGAATCAACAAAATGCTCTCTTGCTAAATTGGCTTTGCCAGAACCTCTGCCCCCCATTCTTACCTTGTGCTTTAGTTCTGGCGGCGAAGGGATTTCCCGTATTTCTTCCCACTCTTTATCGGGTCTAAGTACAGCACCATAAGCAGTGTTGATAATGGTCGTTACGCCAGCCTCGTGACCTTTTTGAACATCTTCGGGTATGTGGTCAGCTACCGACAAAGAACCATCTTCATCAATGAAAAGGAATTCCATTATTGAGAAGACCCGGCAACTTGATACAGCTCTTCTGGTGTTTCTTCTGTTGACGCTGTTTCTGGCTCAACGTCTTCGGGCATAGGGTTTATTACAAGCCCAAATTTCTTACCCAATTCTACAATTCGTTGACCCTCTGCTACATTTACATTATCAGTGAAGGCGTAAATTGCCTGTTCTGTGAGCGCTTTTTCCATATCACCCATTTGATCAAAAGTTAAGTCCATAGCTTCAATTGAAACTGTCTTATTTTGGAAGCTGATTTTCTGTGACATAATGTAAACCTCAAATTTAGAATTGTGTGTTTGCTTGGTACAAATGAATAGTAGGGCAATTGTCCTACCTTGTAAACTATTGTTTAGTAAAAAGGTGAAAGATTATGCGTGATCAATTAATAAACCAGCTCAATAGGGCGCTAGAATCAGACTATGCGCTTGTTGAACATAAGCTATTGAAGACCACGCACGCTATGAAATTACCGGAACAATCAGGACGATTTACCGGCAATATCACAGCCCTTTCTATGCTTTGCGATATGTTAGATATTGAACAAATTTATCCGTATTATGAGGATGAGATTATTCAGCGGTTTGATTGATTATTGGGAGTTATCTATCACGTCACCCTCATTGTTCTGCCCGTTGTTATAAGGGCCTCGCTCATTTGATCTATTCATTCTGTTCTTGAATGCAAATATTGCGTCCTGTAAGGCCGCTCTCCACACCCATCTATAAGTTTTGTCTGATCCCCAGCTTGCATATCTTTTCATGATTATTTAATCCCGTTTGTTGTTAATGATAATTGCTTTGATCGATCGCTGATTTAGCCTGAATCAATCCGCGTAATCGTTGGTTATGTCTAACCATCAAGTCGTATGATGTTTCGTCAGCCTTTTTCGAGCCTAACCCTTTGCGCTTCTGGATAACATTTGTGTGATGATTGGCCGTTACGCGCTCCATCATGTAGCCCTTTAATTCAACAGCTAGGCGTTTTTCTTCTGGCTCCATATCGTCAGCTATCATAATGTCGTTCAAGTCGCCCAGCCTACGCCATACGCTCTCTTGGTCGATTACTGCCAAGCCTTGCCCTAGTCCTAAAATTGTTCTGGTTGGAGTTGTGAACATTATCTTAGGCTCTCAGCGGTTTTGTTTAAATATTCAGTGATTTGGTTTAGCTGGTCATAAACCGCATTGACAGCACGCGTTGCCTTTCCGCTGTACAGTTGGTTTATCGGGCCGTTGTTTATTGCCGTCTCTATCTCTTTGGCCCAAGCCTTTAACTCGTTACGGTCGCCTAAGTTTTCGTTGATTTCTTCAACCTGCTTTGGCTCTTCACGAACTACAGTAGATTCAGGCTCTTGCTCAATGGCAGCGGCACGACCAGCAACAGGGGTTATGTTCACAATCTCGCCGTTATCTATTTCAACAACAGCCTCAACAGTGGAGTCAGGCCCGCTTGCCATGTCAACGCCAGTTGTTCTCAGGCATTCAGGAAAGGGGGCTTCATATTCTCCATCCCATTTTTCATTGTATTCTGGCAACGGTTCTGGTTCCGGCTCCGGCTCTTTCTCCTTTTCCATAGCTGCAATCTGGTCGCGCAACCGTTGATTTTCCGCGTCGGTTTCAGCCTGCTTTCTATCGGCCTCTGCTTTCTCGTCGTCGCGTATTTTCTGTTCGGCGGCTTCGTTTGCTTTGCGTTCTGACTCTTCACGTTCGCGGGTTTCAGCCTCAAGCTTTAGCCTATGCCTTTCTGCTTTGGCCTCAGACCGGCGTTTGTATTCTGCTCGACACCTAAGCAAGGCAAGTTCTACAGCCTCCCTAGCCTCTTCTAATGAATCGCCAAACTCCATTGACGACAAATCGAAATTGTTTAGCCGTTCGCCCAAATCCTGCAATGCCTCGTCTGTCTTTAAATCAAGCTGATTAGCCAAGCCATGCACGATGTTTAGATTTTCTTGGTGGAGCCGTTCCAATCTAAGGCGCTCTTTTTCTTCTAGAATTTCGATTCTTTCGGCAACTGTATTTATTGCATTGTCAACGGCGGCCTTTGCTTGCTCGATGTATTCGCCAAAGTCTAACGCCTTGAAATCATAGTTATTTAGAAAAGCCAAAAACTCGCTAAGTTTCTCTTTTGAAAATCCTGATATTTCAGAAACAGATAGAGAAATGCTGTTTAGATTCTCTTGCCACAGCCGTTGCATTGCTAGTTTGCGTTCGCCTAGAATGTCATCAATACGGGTTTTTGTTGCCTTTAGATCGTCCTCAGTCTTACCCAGAAGACCACGAACGGCCTTAGATGTTTTGATAACAACGTCACGGAATTTGTTTAGAGGGTCTTTGATAACCTTCTCTTGCTTTGCAACGTCGGTTCGTCGCGTTCTCATATCGGCAATAGCTAGGACGAGTTCTTTGTATCCTTCCTTGTCATCTGGGCTTAAGGCTTTAAACCGCTCGTACTTCTTTGCAAGTTCACCCGCGCTTTTCTCGTTCTCGCTGTACTCCCATTTTTCAGGGTATTGGATGGCGACGACGGGGCCGCTTTGAGTTTCTTCTACTGCTTTAGATTGAGTTGCTTCGCGCATTTCTTTTGTTTCAGGTGTCATTTTATATTGTCCTTAAGTTTGGTTGAATGTTGTTATTTAATGGCCAGATAAGAAATTACGGCAGGAATTAAGGCGGAAAGCATTAAGACCCAATTCTTCACGCCTTCCCATGCTGAATAGCCAATTTCGTGACCCTCGCCTCCCCACAAGTAAATGCTATAAACAATGGACACGGGGGTCGCTGTCGTAGCAGACGCAATGCAAATAATACAAACAATCATTGCTAAACTTTCGAATATTTTTTTCATTTTATGTCCCTATTCGGGGCCGTAGCCCCTGTTAAATTATACGTTGTTGGCTTCTAGCTGCTTTTTAACTAGATCGAATTTAGACGCGGGTAGTTGGTCAATGTTGGGAATTTTGTTTTCCGTCATAACGTCACAAGCCGTTTGCGTCCATACCGTAGCGCCGTTTTCCCCCGCGCATGTGGCCAAAGGTGAAAGTATTGCGAATTGCTCAGCGGATATAACGGGCTCTTGCTTGGCAACGGGTGCCTTTGCTTTGGGTGCAAGTGCTTCTATGTTGTAGGTGATCGTTTCTCGCTTGTTCTTTCTAACTGTAACGGGAACGGGCGCGTTAACTTTTACCCCTTCCATGTGAGAAATACGTATACCTCCTTCCTCTTTGCCAGCCCATTTGACTGTAGGGTCACAATACAGTGTCATTTGCTTACCTATCCAGTCGTCGCTTTCCAATCCCCATATTTTTGCAAGGACTCGACGCATTGATAAGCATGGCTTAAACGTCTGGTAGTCCTCTTGCAGCTCGATTGATAAAGGTTGATCCCTACCGCCAAGTGATGCGGACTTTACCGTTACAGTAACGCCACCACCTATCAAATCACCCGCGTTCAGTTGGTCGCTCTTTGCCTTGATTGTGCTTCCTATATTTGCCATCTAAATAAACTCCGGTTCTTCATAGCTTAATGCTTCAATTTCTCTCAATGCATCCCCGCATATTCCAAGGATGGCTACACTTGGTTCAGAGTCTCGACCCTTGCGTACAAATTCGTCTATCTCTTCAACGCCCTGCAATGCAGATTCTTCGATTGCTTTTATCATTTGTTCGTCACGATTAACCCGGTGTACGAAAATTGGCTGTTCTGGGAAGTCAGGACAAAAGGAAACGTACTCCCAATATTCCTTCTCAAATAACCACATACACCCTTGCATTTGAGGGTCGAATTCTTTGGGCTCGAATCCGTTTACAATAGTGTTAAGATGATTTTTTGGCATTTGGCATTTAATTTCCATACCGTGATTTGGATACAGTTCGTCAGGTGATGCGGATATGCGACGATCGCTATTTAGATAACCTAGCCCAACTTCACGCCCCTCTATGCCCCTGTACTCTCTGTACGCATCCCTTGCAAACGGTTCCAATATGTTACCGCGTTCCATTTGCCAGCTCTTGAAAGTCTCAGCCGTAACGCCGGTTATGATTTCTGACGCAACGCTTATTAGGTAAGATCTGCGAGTTACTGACGGTTCGCCTTTCTTTCTACCTTTGGCTATAAGGGCTTTTGCATTGCTCATAGTGATGCGTCCGCGTCGTGCGTCGTGCCACTCGTTAGAACCTTGTATCATTTTATCCAGAATTATTATGTTACTTGACATGTTATTACCCTCATTGCTGATAGTGCCGGGATTCTCGGTTGAGGTGCTGGGCGTTGCGGCGGCACCGTTGCTGGCATGATGCGAAACAATCTCGCTCTCTGCATCTTGTATGCCATTGGTTTTTTGCGCTTCTTGTTCACGTCCACGTTGATTAGTTCCATTGTTGCTCTCACTTATACTGGTTGGGTTGAAAGGTTTTAATTTCATCGTTTTCTCTATAAACTATTGTTTACTGCTTGCGAGTTAAGAATTTAGTTGAATTCGAGGCGCTTGTAAACTATTGTTTACGAAATATTTAAAAAAAGAGAGGTTACATGAAAAACAAAGAGGTGATGGAATTGCCGGATTTCATCAAAAAATACAAAATCACAAATGCAGTTATGCATAAATGTTCAGGCATGAGCTATCAATACCTAAACAAAGTCATTACAGGCAAAGCGGTGGGCAAGGTGATGATTAGCTGCAATATTAAAACAGGGGCTTTCAGGGTGCACCATCCAGATATAGCGGCGGGAAAGCTCGACACTGATTTATTTAAACAGGGTGAGGAATAATTATGAGCAAAGAAGATAATAAATTTCCAGTTCTACACCACTACAGCCGTAAGCCTAATGACGGTCTGCCTGATTACGTAAAGTGGTCGCTGCTTAGCGAAGAACAGGCACGAGAAAATCATGGTCAGACACTAAGTAAGCTGGCAAGTCGCGGCGGTCTTAGCCCTTGCGAAATGGTTGGAAACGTTAAGGGTATTGGGTGGTGTGACCTATCAAGAATCAGCGAATTAGAAATAAAAGAAACGATGGCGGAATTGTCCGTTTAATAATTGGGAAGAAATAATCATGGCATTCGGAATAGCATCAATAGCGGGAATAGTAGCAGGCGCAATACCAAAAACTTTCGAGTACTTCGAGCGAAAGCAGGATAATAAACAAGAACTGGCAATACTCGAAAAACAGTATGCAGCACAAAAGGACATTGAAAATACTCGGTTCGATATGTCGCGCATAGAAGGCGCAAATGAGAGCTATCAAGCGAGTTTGCAGCACGATACAAATTCAGCAAGTCACAAGCCGAATACATGGTTTGGCGGCGTGCTGATGGATTTGATTAACGCGTGGCGCTCTGCAATGCGGCCCGGTATCGTTTCCACTTTTATGGGACTCTATGTCCTATTTAAAATAGCGACTATCTACGCGCTAACTGGTGGCGACATGCAGGCGGCGGCATTGTCAAAGGCTATTTTATCGGCATGGGGCGCAGAAGATTGGGCAATGTTGGAGTTGGGCGTTAGCTATTACATAACAAATAGAGGCGTTGAAAAGATCAGCGGAAAAAAATGAGCTGGTGGCGTTGGTTAGTTAATCGACATATGCCAGATCCCGAAGTTATCGAGCTAATAGCAACGGCAGAGCTTGAGGCAAAAAACAGGCCGCCTCGAATGACAGACGCAGGCTTTAAGCTCATAGCGCTTGCAGAGGGTTACAGTTCAATCCCTTATATTTGCGCGGCTGGTGTTTGCACTATTGGCAAGGGGGCTACACTGGACGCCAATTTTAAGCCGGTAACAATGGATCACCCCCAAATTGACATAACGGCAGCTAACAAGCTTTTTTACCGTGACGTTAAAATATTTGCTAGTGGTGTGCGCCGTGATGTGAAAGTACCATTGAATGACAACCAGTTTAGCGCCTTGGTGTCTTTGGCTTACAACATAGGCCAGGGTAACTTTAGGGCATCCACGTTGCTTAGGCGACTAAATAGGGGTGAATACGAGGGGTGCGCGGCTAACTTTTGGCAATGGCGAAGGGCTAACGGTGTGATACTTTCTGGACTTGTTAAGCGTCGGGAGCTTGAACGAAAACTATTCATAGCCTAGAATGTATTTTATCAAGTCGCTCTCACGGTTTGGTGGAAACTTCTGGTTGGAGTTTGAAAGACGGCAGCACCGGATCATAGGCCCGGTTGCTGCTTTTTTTTGCGTTAAATTCAACATTCTACTAAACAATAGTTTACAAGATAACGAGAATGGCCTACTATTCAGGAGTCGAAAGAAACAAGGGTTTATTGATTGTGGCGTTGCACCATTGCAATAGCTGAAAGGCGCGAGGGGATTGTTAAGCTGAATAGACGGCACCCGCATTGCGCAATGGCGATCCCTTTAACGGTAGCGTCACATTCAATAAACCTTTAACAACCAACCAGAGAAACAAAAATGAACGATAGAGCGATTTTATCAGTAGGACTAACCCAGGATTTTTCTAATTGCGAGAAGCGGAAAAATTTTATTCCGTGGTTAGCAATGCATCCACCAATTTGCAAACAGCCTCTAGATGCGCTAAGTCACATACGCGAACTCGAAGCCCTAATCCCCATCGAAAAATACGCGTCACTATCAAACATGGCTAACGATATGCGCAAACATTTGGCAGAGATACGGCTTGATCAAACGGACGATTTTAACAAAGGCTATCAAACTGCAATTAATATTGTTATTGATGCGTTTGAAGATCACGACGCAAACACGCAGGCAGCAACCAGCATTGCCGAAATACAAGCGGCTACCCTGCTAAACATTGCAACAGAGATCAGAGGCACCGAAGACTATCAAACGGTCGTGCAGTTCGCAAAAGCAATAAATGACGGGTGCTGTTAATGAAAATTATATTTAGGTCAGGGGACGGCAAAAAAGTGCTTGAATTAGAATCGAATATAATTCCAAGGGCGGGGGAGCTTATCAGCATAGAGGGATTAAAAGAGACGTCGATTTACAAGGTTGGGTACAAGGTGGGTGATTCTGTAATGGTGGCAATCGTTATGCTTAACCACGATTACGAAGAGCTACAGGCAGGAAATGAAATTTGAACGGCGACCAAGTAAAGAAGCACCTAGAAAACTTCATAGCGAGTAATGACCGTGAAGTTTTCGGAGTTTCTAGTATACAGCGTGACTGTAAAGTAAATTACAATAACGGTAAGCGTGTGATGGATTTGGGAATAAAAAACGGATTGTTTGAGTATTCAGAACTTGAACCTTCCAGAGCTATAATGGTGAAAGACGATGTACATTGATTGCCCAAAGTGCGACAAGCAACAAGAATTAGATTGTGATGATCTGCCAAGAGACGCTTGTGATGACTCAGACTATGAATGCAGGTATTGCGAGCACGTTTTTAGTATTGGATGGTCAGCAGAGGCAGAAGTAAGAAACGATTATTTGGATAAAGAAATTGATATGGTGAAAGACGATGGATAAGTGGATAAGTGTTGATGATGAAATGCCAGAAGAGGAAGGTATGTACTTGTGCTTCTTTAGTGACGGTTCTATTGAAACCTACGAGGTGGATAGTGTTTACGGTATGGCTTACGAGTTTACGCCGGTTAATCTTGATATTTTGGGAAAGGTAGAAGTAACTCACTGGATGCCGCTACCAGATGCACCAATTTAAACTATACCTGCTAGGCGTTGGCTCCGGCCTATTACTAGCAGGCTACATAGTGTTAACGTGGAACGCACACGAAACCTTTCGAGAATATTACGCACCAACCAGGGAACTACAAAATGATAAGCGATCAGGCTATAGCAGAAAATATACAACGACTAATTTCAAACCGTGATAGTGAGAATGATTCATATATTTCATTGTCGAGCGACATTATCGAAGGCGTGCGATATATCACATTCACAGCAATGGACAACGCGAAGTTTAAAGAGTCGTACACATGGGCTACATTTATGTCTGATCTTCTCGGACTAGATGACCGAAAAGAAACGTGGGGTAATCCGCATTTTGCAATGGATTTCGAGGCTATCAAACCGTTTATGATGGACCATATAGCAAAGCACGAGGGGTTGCCTATAATCCTATCCGGTCATGGCGTGGCGGGCTCCATAGCTGTCATGGCTGGCTACTATCTAATAATGATGGGTGATAACTTACACCGCGTTGTTACATTCGGCGCACCAAGGGCTTTAAATTATAATAAAAAGAACGATTACTTTTTTGAGGCAATGCAGGAAATCACTACTCAATTCGTTTTAAAAAATGACCCCTTGCCGAAAATGTTTAGATTGACTAAATATTGTTCTGTTAATCGAACGGCTTTGTATATGCTCGGTGAGGATTGTGGAATAGCTGATTATATCGGCGCAATGGGTATTGGTGACGGGGGGTTGTTGTGAGTGAATTAGAGTTTGTACGTGGAAGCAAAACGATAACATTTGACAATAGAGTCGATGAAGATCTTGAATTGGCGATAGAAATACAAGGTAGGGACACGCTACATAATTACGAGGCGTTCCATATAAATGAATCACAGGCTAAAAAAATAGTAGAACACCTGAATCATATTTTTGATTTTAATACAGAAAAATAACATGCTACACTAGCCGTCCTTGAGTGTTAGCAGTGTGTTAGGTAATTCCCGCGAAGAGTTTTTATTCAGCCTTCCGCATTGTCCCCATATGAAAAACCCGTTATCGAAAGGTAGCGGGTTTTTTATTGCCCGTCATAAAGCAACCAGATTAGATATAACAGCGCCCATGCGACCACCAATAGCTTAGTCGTGTGTTTACCTTCCATTTCTCGAAATCCCTTGTCAGCAACGATTGAACAGCCAACGAACCACGAATAAAAAAACATTACCCAGAAACTACCAAACAAAATTATCTTCATATCCGCTCGAAAAAAAACCGGCATTTGAGGTGTGCCGGTGGATGAGAATTGATAGAGGCTGTTTTTATTATTATTCGCGGTAGTGAGCCGCGTTTGCATTATGCGTTAAATTATTTGATTTGGCTATTGACCTCCCGAGCGTTCACGCCTATATTGTTGCAACACATACAACTTGTACGGAGTGAGTCATAAGTGAAAGAGTTCAAAACAGCTCAACTAAGAAGCGAAACAGCAATGATATTCAATGAAGTCATGCTCAATAAATCAGCCGTAATAAGTCACAGAGACAGGCCCCCAATGGTTCTAGTCCTAAAGGATCACTACGAGCATTTGCAGGAACGGGCGGCTAAATCGGGGTCTTAATCATGGCTAGAGCAAGAAACATAAAGCCAGGGTTTTTCCTTAATGACGACCTTGCAGATATAGAACCTTTGGGGCGCTTGTTGTTCGTTGGAATGTGGACAATTGCGGATTATAAAGGCGATTTTGAATGGAGGGAGAAACGTATAAAAGCCCAACTTTTACCATACGATAATTGCGACATTAAAAAACTCGCGATTAATCTGGATCAATCTGGATTCATACGGTTCTACTCGAACGCAGATAAATTGTACTGTCGGGTGGTTGAATTTTGCACACATCAGAACCCGCACAAGAACGAGAGGGACAAGGGGTCAGAAATTCCGGCGTTCAACGAAAAGACTCGCCAAGTCATTGATTTTAAAGGACTCACGATTAATCGCGATCTATCTGGATTAAAACGGAACGACTCTGCTAGTGATCGTGCTGATTCCCTTAACCTGATTCCTGATTCCTTTAGCCTGATTCCTGAAACCGGATTCCCGAATCCTGAAACCCTCAACGCGTATGACGCTTTAAAAAATGGAAAAGATATTGTTTCTGACGAAACGGGTGTGTGCTTGACACCATTTGAAAAGTTTTGGAATGCATACGGGAAAAAAGACAAGCGCCGAGAATGCGAGAAAAAATGGAAAACTAAAAAACTTGATGCGGTTGTTGACATGCTCATCGCTGACGTAAAAAACCGTGATGCCAATTGTTACAAGTGGAGGATTGAAAACGGAATACGACAATACAAATCCGGCCCATTGCCATATCTCAACGGTGAGCTTTGGAACGATGATATCCAACCGTATCCGATAGGCGGTCAACAAATGACCAAGCAGGAAAAAGACCAAGCCGAAACTGATCAATGGGCAGACTTCGAAAAACAACACGGCACAAGCAACGACCTAGAGGGCGAATTTGATGAGATTGATTAACAGGGCAGAACTAAGGGAATTAATCGAACCGGTTGCAAAATCGCAGAGATTACCATTCGACCCAAGTATTTTAGAATCCGTTTGGTACCCAACTTTGTGCGATTACACGAGAGACGAAATTTTTTACGGTATTCAGGAAACTTTGAAAACAAGCCAATACAACCTGAAACCGCAAGCGATTATCGAACACCTGAAAAAAGGCATGGGACACCCACCAGCCCAAATTGCATGGTCTTACTGCTTGCAAGGCGAAGAGTCTAGCGGATGGATAACCGACACCATAGCGAGCGCTTACGGCATGTGTCAGGAGTCACACGACGACGGTGACAAGATCGGAGCAAAGCAAATTTTTATTCAAGCATACGAGCAACAGGTATCAATCGCTGAATCAACCAAGACGCCTGCAAAATGGTTTTGGTCTGGAGCCTGTAGCGGATTGGAAAAAATGGAGTCATCGATAAAACTGGTTAACCTCGGACACATGCCAAAGTCGAGAGCGGTTGCTGTGATATTTGCGGACGAGTGGAAGCACCAAAGAATTCCGCATTACGTCAAGCAGCTTTGCCCGCCACAGCGACAGATTTTGATTGGCACCGACGCACCAGAAGACACGACGGTTAAACAACTGGAATGCTTGCTGATCGAGCGTGAAAGGTTTTTACAAAAACAAGATAAAACCCAGGCTAGGCTAACCGATGAAAATTAACAAAGCCCAGCGAGCAGCCGCACGACATAAAAAGTCAAAGGCCGTAGATTCGTTTGTAGAGGCTCAGAAGGATGAACCAGTACATTCGTATTCAGACAGCAATAAAACGCTGTATAGGTCAGGTGTCGTCGTCAGAAATGATAAAAACGTGGGCCATGACGCAATACAAAGAGCAAGAGATTTAATAAATAGCGTTGAAGCACAAACATTAACCAGGCCGAAAACGAAAACGGGAACAAATGATGTCTGGTTTAAAAACAATCAATCGTCCGTTGAACAGCAAATAGGCGAGAAAATACAGCTACACAGAAACGTACAAACACCACAGGTTCAGCGTGAAGAAATGCCGGACAATGCGCGATTTATTCCCGTTGTTGATGATGACGCGGAAGTTTATATTCCAGTTAGCGAGAGATAAAATGGAAAGATGTAACCCAGTAGAAATGAGGAAAAACTTAGAAGCAGTTGAGATTTTCAAGAAATACGGCATTGATTTTGTAGCAGTTCCAGTGAGAAGCCTAACTCATAAATATGAACTAGTAACACTTACAAACAAAATACTAAAAGAGCTTGAAGACCAAGCCAATTAACCCGCAAGTGAGAGCGATATGAAAGTTAAAACAGAAATAGAAAGTTTCCTAGCCGAATATGAAGTGAAAATACAGAATTGCGAAAAACTATTGTCCAGTGTTGGCGCACAGATAACGGCGTCAAGGAAGGCAAAAGAATGTTATACGCACCTTAGAAAGTCACAGTCTATACTCCACGCGCAATGTAACGCCTATTACCAGGCAAAGGCGGATTTTGACAGCTTGCTAGATTATACGGGTGACGCATGAAATACAGGCAACATAAAAAGCTTTGCAAGAAATCTTACGAAATACTTATGGAAAAACATAAGGCGCTTGGAGTAGACACCAAAGATTTAGAGTTCCACGACGATTCTGGATTGCATGTAAATTGGTATAGTTGCAGCCATGAATATGATGAGTGGGATTATTCTGATTGCTGGTATGTTTTGCGAGACATTTATTTTTCCGAGTTTACCGATTACGAAGGGCGAAAAATGAAATTTATAGGGAAGGTACCAACACCAGCCAACGTTTTTAAATGGGCGAGAAACCTATGAAACGAGAAGAACAACAGCTAACACTACCAGGCGTAGAACTGGCAAACCTCGACTTGTGGAAGCTTGCAAACAACGTCTACACGGGGGAAATCAAGGGGCTAGCTTGGAACAAAGAGAACCACAGTTGGGCGGCTTGGACTGATTACGAGAGCCCTGTGATATTCATTTGCCAGAATCACCCGAACGATATGGGATATGGCAGCGATGAAAAAGAGGCAATCTTGCAGTTCTGCGAGAAGGCGAATATTGATAAGCCGGTTTGGTGGTGAATATGTGCGAAAAAATAAAACTAAAGCTTTGCCCGTTTTGTGGTGGCGAGGCAAAGCTAACAGAATACCAGTGCGGCAACAGCTCGAATATGTGGGGGCGCGTAGAGTGCCTGGAGTGTTGCACCCACATAGAAGAAAGCGAATGTTTGCACCAAATGAAGAGAGACGGCAACGAGAACCTGCACAAGCAGAGAGCCGTAATCGTTTGGAATACTAGGCACTACCAACCAGGGATAACAAAATGACAGAGAAAGCATACATACAATTAACAGATTGTGATCACGGCCCAAAACTTACCGTTGATTTGAAGGAAGCACAAAGCATTCTCGCTAGTATGATTGAGGTAATGGAAGAAAACGGCGACGAGCAAGAATACACATTCAAAGTAGTTTCAATGACCGAGGAAGATTTTAAAAACTTACCGTATTTCGAGGGGTTCTAGACCATGAATAGATCACACCCATACAGCGGCGGACGACGCAACCCAGCACCCGCACCAATGGCAGACTTAGTACCACAAGCACAGCAACAAAAAGAAGAGATAGACGATTATGAATGCTCCACACCATACGAGCGTTCAAACCTAATGCTTAAACGTAGGCATGGTGGTAGCAAGTGTATGCAGAAATCCGAATAAATTACTAAACTATTGTTTACAAGGTGGGAGCTATAGCCTACTATTCAGTTATCGAAACAGCGCAACTAGTTTTAAGGTGCACCAGTCAAAACGGTAGGCGTTAAATGGGGTGAGTACCACCAGCCTTAAAAGAACAAATAGAAATTTTGTCGTTAGCGCAGTTTTAAATAAGGGGTAGAAAATGGCAGGCACAAATGAAGAAGAAAACAAAATGAAGGCGGGCGCTGTCAGCGAATTCGTCAACATGATGATCGGCGCTTTTGAATCTGGCTTTGTTGATAAAAACAATCCAACGCTATCAGAAATATTTCGTGTAGCCCAGAACCATATAGCAGATAACTACGGGGTAAAAACTCATAATATTGATGTGGTGTGGGGCCGAGAAATTGCAGAACAGTGCGGATTACGCCCCCTGCAATGCTTCGAAGGTGGCGATTCAAAAACATGTGAATGCCCAGATCACGGGCGAACACTAACCTAAGTTGTAGTTCTGTCGAATAAGCGTTTCAACCAACCAGGGGAAAAACAGTGAACGATAAGCGAACAGTAGAACAAGCCAGAAAGCAGCTAGGCGAGTTTAACGACGAATCTATGCCCCTTGAACATTGCGTGCAAGATATGCGGTTGGCGTCTCAGGCGCTAGTACGTACCATTGCAGATGCACGTATTGAAATTGCAGTGACTAATAAATTGGTTAAAGAGCAATCGGAATGCATCGAAAGGCAAAGAAAAGAGATTGACGATTTGAAGCTAGAAAGCCGTTGCGAGCGCGCACGCACGTAACACAGTTTAACCGTTTAAGGGGAATTATTTTGGACGATAATGAGGATTATAACGCCGGTTACGATAACGGATGCGCAGAAACCGCAGCCGAATTACGAGGCACGGTGGAATGCACGGTGCAATCAAGAATCGATGAGCTAGAAATACAGAAGCGCGAAATTCAGACGGCCATCAATAACCTGGCTCAAATGAAAAAATTGATAGCTTCGAATCTTGAATAACAAACATTCCGGTTTTTATCCCTCAAATGAGGCGGCAAAACCGGAACGCCAACCAGGAAATATCCATGAAAAGAACGATAAAATTTCGATGCTGGAACGAACGCCTACAAATGATGTTCACCGTATACAGCATAGACTTTGATAAGGGCCTTGTATTCTGTGAGTCAGAGAACGACACGCGCCACACGTTCGGAATGATCGACGTTGAATTGTTGCAGTTCACAGAGGTAAAAGACGAACACGACGCTGATATTTACGATGGTGATATTGTTAGTTTCTTTGATGGCGAGTTGTCCAAGGTCATTAGAGAAGAGGACGGGAGGTGGGTTATAGAAGTTACGTGGGAGGATCTGCCAAGCGGGGCTGATGACGTTACAGTGGTAGGCAACATTTACCAACACAAGGAGCTGTTAGGGTGATATTTATCGCAATCCTTTGGGTAGTTTTCGCTATCCTGATTAAACGTAAATACGTACTAGACTGGATTTCGACCACGACTTGTTGCTTACATTCTTTGACGTTTAGCTATATTTCTTACTTCGGGGTAGGTTGATTATGGATGTTTACGGAGATATACAAGCAACGTTTGGCAAGGTTGTAAAAGGGCTAAAAGAGGACGCCGGTAAATCTGAAATAGACAAAGCCGTCATTGCAGATTTGAGGAAAGAAAACGCTGAAATAAAAGATCTATTCGTTGATCTGACATTCTGCTACCTAAACCCAGAAACAACAAAAAAAATGTACGCGGAAGTAAAAAGGCAATTCAAAAAATTTGTAGGCGATGACCCAGAGTTTATTGATAAAACATAGAGCGAATCATGAGGGAAAAAATCATAGTTAACATGAAAGTTAACTCTAAAAAATGCAGGCTAATTTACGACAGCGAAGGCGAAGACCCCTGTAGATGGCAGCTACAAATACCGCATAGGCTGTTTTTTTGGAAAGATTTACACGGGCGCTGTTCAAGCGTAAACACGGCGATTAGATACGCCAGGGAATATTTAGAGAGCGAATCATGAGCGAGCGAGAACGCATAGAGGCGGCACTAAAAGAGATTGGCGAAGTGTGCGCAAAGCATAAGGTTGTTTTGGCGTCATGGCATGAGCTGGACGGGATACTTATAAATCCAAGCCAAACGGATGAATATGATATTTTGATAAATCTTAATTCTGACTTGCAGGTTAACGAGGGCGTAAGAGAAAACGAATATCAAATAGAAATTATTGGCGAGGTTAAGGACTAGGCAATGAAAGTAAAAAAATTAATTGAAGAACTCAAAAAGATGGATCAAGAATCCGAAGTTATGCACCTTTGGGATGGCGCGCTTCGAACTAACATTGAGATGGTATACATGGGGAAAACTGGAATATGCGTAACGGCAGATTTCGGGCATGTTACCTATGACAATGAAGCAAGACCGCTGGAAGCTCCTAGCGTTAGTGAGCAGCAGTACTGGGACACTCCAGGTCGATGCGAGGCAGAATCATGAAAAATAGATACGGCGTGGATACATCATATTTTAGAAAACTGTTTAACCGTGAATTGCAAAACCTTGCAGATTACAAGCCCGACGAATTAGCGCGGGTTCTGGCTAGAATGTCGAAGACGGCTGATCCTAAAGTCATTCAAGAAAGAGAATTTTCTGACGATGGCGCCAAAGTGGCTTATGGGCTTTTGGCTGAAATAGGAGAAAAAGCAGGAATTGAAGAGGGCGACGTTTCAGGGCTCCTCGAATGGATTGATAAATTGCCAGATCCCGACTAACCTTAAAAACACATAGCAACCCGGCAAGGTTCACCCAGGAGGTGATTAGCTATCTGGCAAAGCTCGCATTTATGTGGGCTTTCGTCGTTTTATGCGCTACCTATTTTTTGCGTTATACTGTTTGGACACGTAATCAAAGGGCTAAATCATGGCTGAATCATTCGCGGTTCCTTCGGGGTACTCAACTATACCGCTCGCTATTGCCGCCATTGTCGCAAAGGGCAGCTTGGTAGGCGACGGCAACAACACAATAGATATTGCAGACGGACACGTCCACACAGGCGCTATCGACTTCACAGGGGTTCAAGCAGCTACAGATGGGCGCGTATTCCTTCGCAGTGTAGGCCGTTGGACGCTAAACCTATCATCTACGGCAACATTAAACGGGAACGTAACCGTTCAAAATATGCTTATAAGACCGGCTTCCGGTTTTGTAGGGACAACCGTTGTTAATGATGGAAGCTCAGTAAATAACGTAATATCAAATTTTGAGGCGGACAACCCGAACGGAGTAAATACGTCTTTTGCTCAATGGTCAGCCGACTTTAGAAACAACGACGTAATCGACGGGACCATACGCGACTATACTGGAGGATTCAAAAACGCAATTGTAGAAGCTGGAACATGTAGACGCGTAACGGTTGACAGTTGTACGGGTGGATTCGTCAACGGTAGGGACGTTATAGATTGTGCGGCCAGCCGAATAAATGATGATGATTTTAGAGGCAATAGTTCACTCGTTAACTGTGCATCTTCTGATGCAACAGCAACAGGAACCGGCGCAATAACAAATATTGTTGCAGCTACCGAATACGTTAATCCTGACGCTGGTGATTTTACCCTAAGACCAGGAAGTCAGCTTATTGGCGCGGGCTCAACAGGTAACAACATAGGCTTTTATCAGACAGACGCCGTTGCGCCTACGTTTACAGTTCAGCCAGAGCAAACCGGGCTATCTGACACACTGGTAAACGTCAATTTTACCTCTGATGAAACAGGAACATTTAGATTACTAGTCGTTAACGATGGCGCTACAACGCCCACAGCAGCACAGGTTTTAGCTGGAACAGGGTCAGCAGGAACAACCGTGGCCTTTGACTCTACTATTAGATCAATGTCAGCGGCAACGCCCGAATCTGTAGCCGTTACCGGATTAACAGCAACGACGCCTTATGATATTTATGTGGCCATGCAGGACGCGTCGGGCAATACCGTATTAGGCACGCTTCTTGAAATAACCACTACGGCGCAACCGGATACAGTAGCCCCAGATTTTGACGCACAACCAGAAATAACGGACATTTCTACAACATCCGTAGAGGTAACTTTTGACACCAACGAAAATGGATTTTATAGAGCGGTAGCACTGGCTAACAATTCAACAGCGCCAACAGTTGACGACGTTCTAAACGGTGACGGGGCGAGTGGTTCTACCCCTGTTTTCGATTCAACGCTTTTGTCAATGGACATACAAACGCCACCAGCCGTATTGATTTCGCCATTGGAACCGGGCGAGAGCTACGATATTTACATAGCCCTACAGGACGCAGCAGGAAACAAGCGGCTAAGCTCGCGCATAGATGCATTGACTTTAGCGTCTGGTAACTTGCCACCAGCCATAGGATCAAACCCAACACTTACAACAACGTCCGGCCTAGTTTACACATACAACGTGTCAACAAGTGACCCAGACGGTGACGCGGTAACACTTACGGCACCTGTATTGCCAAGCTGGCTAACACTGTCAGGTAACACGCTTTCAGGCACACCAGCAGATGCCAACGCAGGAAACAACGCCGTAACACTTCGGGCTTCTGATGGCACAACAAACAGCGAGCAGTCATTTGTAATCAGCGTTCAAATACCAACCGCACAATCAGACACAAACAATGGCGCACACGATACCCGCGCACTGGTTAGCAATGTTACTAATGTTACGCTTACGGTTTTAAGTGCCGACGGCTCAGTAAGACAGGGCGTTGTTATTGGAGGATTTCAGCAAACCGTAATACCCGTAATAAACCCCGGTGGTTCAGCGCCTCGTTACATGGATCTGTACAACAACTATACAGACAACGGCGCAGTCAGAGGCGAAGAAACATACAGCTTTGCATTAGACCCAACGTCTACCCCTTTTGGCGACCGCGTATTTAGATCAATTATTTCAGAGGAACGTCCGTACCCACAAATATATCCATACCAGAGCCCAGGCGGGTGGAAGTACATCAAAGAAGTCATAGATTCAGGAACATGGAAACTAAACACGTTCAACCGGCTTCGCTTATGGTTTAGATTGCCCGAAGGTTTCCAGGCATCTACGCCAGGTACAACAAACTTGCACTTTGGTACTTATGTAAGGGGTACAACTGGTAGCACGTTAAGCGCAGAATCAGGCGGCGGAAATCATTACTACCATTACGCGAACGTACCACCAACAGGCGAAATTCACCAATGGATAATTGATTTTCACCCGCACCACAGACGCGGATTCCAAAACCCTAACGAAGAATGGTCAATAGGTGGCGGGCATGACATCGAATATCCAACTAATGAGCCAGGGTATAACTACTTTGACTTGATGACGCGCTTCTATGATGAGCTAAAGCCTATAGGTTTTCAGTTCCCCAGCTACCCTGTGCAGATGGATTGGCTAGGAGTTGAGGCATATGAAGAGGTTAGGCCAGAAAGTATAGAAAAAATATATTCTCTCAACGGCACCTATCAGAATTCTAATAGTGAAAATACCGTTCATCTTGGATGGGCAAGAATAAAAGCCGATGACGTAACCACGCATGAAGTCCGTTACGCGTTTTCAGATATTCATTTACTCGGATGGGCAAACGCAGTGCCAGCCCCAGGCGGTATAATTACACCCCCAAACGGCGGCGCTTATAACAATATGGCATACACAAACAGCACAATTAATATGGGCAGTAATTCAACTTTGTTTTTAGCCATAAAAGTCACAGGCGACCCAGACACAAACATAAGACAATTCGAAATGCCTCTTGATTTCACGGCATATCCAACACTAGGGGGAAATGCGTAATGGCAGATTTTGAGGTATATGTAAATAACACAGCGTCAGGTAATGGAGACGGACAGAGCGCCGTAAATGCCTATGAGACAATGCGAATTGCATTTGTTGCTGAATCGTTAAAGCTTGCAGGTGGTTCGCCAACGCTTATTATTGGGGCCAATGACAGGCTTGTTTTTAATTGTGCGGGTCTTGAGGATGAAGAGCTAAACGATTTAATAGTGAACATGGAACAGCTTGGTTTAACGCGATCTATAATTCTTGGCAAATTACGATTCGTCGGGAACTTGACGCAATGGACCCAAGTAGACCCTACCAAGCATTCTTGGAAAATGGGCAACACTGACAAGCCGTTTCGAATTGGGAATTGCCCCGATTTAGAATTTCATAGATTTAACTACAACGTGCCAAGGGGGGGCGCAACTTACCCCTTTCATGTTCGCAGTACAATATCGGGACCGGGCGCGCCCAGCATAAAAATAACCGAATCAATACTTCAAACCAATCCAACCTATTCGTCAAACAAAGACGTTTATAGAATTGATGGTACCAGTGACGCTACAGATTTAGATTTCATTGTTGAAGATTCCAGCATATTGGGGCGCGTTCATTCTCTTGTATACTTCAATTATATTGCAGGCACAAACACAGAGTTCAGACGCTCAACTATGGAAACCGGGCGTTTTGTCGTGCGTAACGATGGGACAGGAACCTATACCATTGTTGATTCTGCCATTGATAAAACGGGCGAGGATGCATACGCAAACGGAACTGGTACATTTTCATATTGTGCAACAAATGACGGATTTGGCACGAGCGGCGTAACCATTCCTAACTGGGCAATTGAATTTATTAATCGTGCCGGTCTTGATGTTACGTTGTCGCAATCGTCTAGCATGTTTGGCGTAGGCTCAACGTCTAATAACATTGGATCGGATCAGCTAACAACATCTACCAACCCGTCAAACTTCACTAGCATTAATGGCGGGGCTACTATCGCACAAACGGCCCGTGACGTTCCTATCGTGTTCGATAGCTATGCAAACCCTATCAATGCAATTTCAATCAATGAGATAGACCATTCTGATTTATTGGAAAATATCACAGCAGTAGGCGCGACACTTAAATACATTCGACGTTTAACGAATACTTTAGGAACAGAGACATTCAGCGTAGTTCTTGGTGATGGAACAATACAGAAGGCTAGAAACAACGATTTCACAACCTCGTTTAACTATCCAGTGACTTACGGATTTGTTGACGATAACGGAATTTTTGCAGGCGTAACCGTCACCAACGATGACGCTGTATTTCGAGAAGTCACAGCGCCAACTAAAGGCGTAATGGATTACACAGCAAACCTCGCCGACAATATAAACGAAATATATACGCCTCAATTTGGTGACACTGGCGTCTATACAATGGTTATGGAGGTTTACGACCCAGGCACAAACGACACCAACCAAGGAACTGTTACGCTCAACGTGTCAGGTGATGCAACAGCGCCTAATTTCTTGGTGCCAGTGGCCACGAGTTCAATAAATGATAACGGGTTCACAGTTACGTATACTTCTGACGACTCAGGAACGTCTAGGTCCGTTGTTGTATTAAATGGATCAGCAGCACCCAGCGCCGCCGAAGTATTTAACGGAACAGGTTCAGGTGGTGCGGCCCCTGCTTTCGCGTCTCCGGTTATGCCAACAGATGCAAGCACGGGGCTAGTAATTGCCGTTACAGGGCTTTCCCCTGGTGAGCGTTACGACACTTACGTTGTCATTGCCGACCCGTCAGCCAACAGTAATTTAGGGTCAGCGCTTGATACGTTAACTACAGGACAAGGACAGGTAACAAATCCCCCTGTATTTATCGGTAACATTTCAAATCAATCTAATCCAGATGGAACAGCAATCAACCTGAATATTGCAAGTCAATGGTCAAATGACCCGCAGTTTTTCGCAGTCACTACCGAACAGCTTCCTTCTAATTTGAGCCTTGATAATAGCGGCCTTGTTTCTGGAACACTGGACACCGTAGAAACGCGAACAGGCGTAATAATTACGGCGACAAATTCAGCAGGCGACGCGGTTTCAAATGCGTTTAACTGGGAGGTAACAGCAGTTTTACAACCGGCTGCATTTATTGGTAATCTGGTAAACCGCGTTAATGATTTAGGACAGATTATTGACATAGATATTTCTGACCAGTGGTCAAACAACCCAACAAGCTTCACGGTAACTTCGGGCGCTTTGCCTATCGACTTATCATTGTCTAACACTGGGCGAATACAGGGAACGCTTAACAGCGTAATGGATCTACAGGGAATAATTATAAGTGCGGGCAATGCCTCGAATACTGGCAGCGGCGTACCTTCTAATGCTTTCAGTTGGACTGTTAGCGCACCCACTAGCACAAAGGTTGCAAATATATCTGGTGTTGTAGAATCTGATGGAACAGCAACTACTAGAACGTATAGTAACTGGTATTTGACTGCCTCTAATATTGAGGATTCAAACAAGGCTGGAGTTGCAATTGTCCCCGTTGCTTCTGGTGAAAACTTAGTGATAACAAACGGAGCCGGACAAGTTTCCGCACCTGGCGCTTCTGTAGGCGTAACGTATACAATGGTGGCATCCGTAGATGGTTCGGCAATTAACGGCCAAACTGACTACTTTAGAGATGTAACGATAAATATTACAGAGGTGTAACAGTGGCCCTAAATAGAAGCTTTGAATCCCCCGAATCAGGGGGGTTTATTCCTGGTGCAATTGTTCCAGTTGCAGAATCATTGTTTTTTGTTGTCGGCAGAATTTACGACTCATTAACATTAAAGGCACAAGAGCCCGGTTTTAGTTTTGTTTACGCAACAGAAAATATTCTTAGCAGCAATACGCTACTTGCGTTAAAATTAACAGATCCTTTCGGGAACGTGGCTTATATTGATAGCTCAAGAATAACGGCTCCGAATTCGGATTTAATTACCGGCGACCCCGCAAGACCAACAATAAGCGGAGGAACCTATATGCAGTTCATAACAACGGCCTTGGATTTTCTCATTGCTGGCGTGTGGCGTGTACAGGGGCTTTATGTTGAGGGTGGTATAGAAAGGCCGGGTGATGCAGTTTACTTTGTGGTGGGAGATAGCTTTTATGGCTAATAGAAATACGGGCTGTATACGGGTGTTGTATGGCGAAAAGTAGCACTAGTTTTGGCGAAGAAAATCAACCAGGAACGCGCAGAGGTAGAGGCAAGCGCGTTCTTTTACTCGAAGCAATCCAAAGAAAACTAGAAAAGGATCACGAAGAAAACGAAGGCGTGAAAGTCAGGGACAGAGATCACGCCGAGGAATTATTTGCCGATGAACTTGTAGCGCAATCTTACGCACAGGTTAGAATTGGCGAAAATACTCTTTTCAATGAAATGGTAAAGCGCATCTACCCGCAAGATAAAGCGACTAATGCGCCGGTATATTTCAAGTTTCCAGAGAACGGGACGCCTTTAGAAAAGTTCAATGCAATCATGCTTGCAGTGTCAGAGGGAGACATTCCACCAGACATAGGGGCAACGCTTGCAAACGTGATCAATGTCGGCGTGAACATTCAGGACGTTACTGAATTAAAGGCCAAGATTGAAGAAATCGAAAAGGCGATGAAGAACGATGCTTAGCCGCGCTAGTCGTGGCGTTTTAAAAAAGGCAGAGGTTCACTATTTAACGAAAGAAGTTAGAGGTGACCCGGCTGTCTTTGGCATTTGTGATAGTGACGGCAAAGTAATACGCAAAAGGATTATTGGGGGTGATTTAGTATTGGCTGATGTTGAGGCCACGCTAATGATTCCCGAGAAGCTCGAAAAATTACTATCACCTAAAGACGTTAAAGTTATATACGGTGGTCGTGGGTCAGGCAAGACGCGTACGGTTTCCTCAATCATTACAGAGGGCATACGCTACCATGGCAACCGCGTCCTTTGTATGCGTGAAATACAGAGTTCTATAGCTGAATCAAGTCATCAAGAACTAAGCGACGAAATAGATAGGCGCGGACTTGCCCCCGGTCAAATGGTTATTACAGATAACCGCATCAAATCAAAAGTTTCTAAGGGCTTGGCATGGTTTGCCGGTCTACTTCGCAACCTAGCAAGTATTAAGGGTAAGGCAGGCTTAAACACTGGCTGGTGTGACGAAGCCGAGAACGTGAGCCTTATGTCATGGGATGTATTAATACCCACTCTACGGGCGGAAGGTTCAGAGCTATTCATAACATTTAACCCGCGTTTCGATACCGACCCAACATGGACAGAATTTGTTGCCCCGTATATCTCTAAAATGGTTGATGGGGTTTACGAAGACGACACAATTCTAGTCATTGACTGCAACTGGCGAGACAATCCCTGGTTTACATCAAAACTAGACCGCCAACGCCTAACCATGAAAGAGAGGGACATAGACCGCTACAACTGGATATGGGAAGGGCTATTTAACAAGAAGTCTGACATTCAGGTATTGGGCGGCAAGTGGGTAGTCGATGATTTCGAGCCTAAAGAGGAATGGGCCGGTCCTTATTTTGGTGCCGACTTTGGATTTTCTCAAGATCCCGCAACACTGCTCAAGTCATGGATACACGATAACGTACTGTATATAGAGTATGAGGCGTACCAGCAAGGCGTTGAACTGGACGACTACCCAAAGTTCTACGCAGGCAAAGAAGGTGCCACACCAGAAGAATTAGAGAACTGGTCCCACTTAGATGATAAGAAGTGGCCAGGTGTTCCAGGGGCAAAAGACCACCTAATATGGGCCGATGAATCAGCACCCGCAATTATCAGCAAGATAGCTAGCCATGGGTTCAAAATCCGCGGAGCCGCAAAGAATTTCAAGGATACAGGGGCAAAGGGTTCTATTGAGACGGGTATCATTTACCTACGATCATTTGAAAGAATAGTGATACATACCCGTTGCAGGCATACAGCGTCCGAATGCTCACTATACTGGTACAAACAGGACAAACTTACAGAAGAAATACTTCCTGATATAATCGACGCACACAACCATGCTATAGACGCATTGCGCTATTCACTGGTTAAGCTTATCAACCGCAAGAAAAAGGGGTTTTTTGGATAACATGAATATTTTAAGCATAGCAAGGGCTTTGCCGATAACAGGAAATGCCATAAAGCGCGTTGAAGATTCTGAAATATACAGGCTGTCAGTTGAGTCGTATAAAATTTACAAGGCATTTGGAAATAAAAAACCAATTGCTAAAGCGGTAGAGCAGGTTAAGAAAAAAGAGGAAGCGGCGGCATATTTCAGCACCCACTACCTTGCACAGAAGCGAGAGAGAGCGGCGATAATTGAGAATGCCATTACCGTTATGCCAAAGGTTAATCACAGCCTAAGCCCTAAGTTTGCAATGGATAGCGTTGCACAAGGACAGTTTGAAGGCTCAAAGAATGCCTACCGTATAAGCTCCTATGGTGCGTCAGATGAGTTGCTTTGCTGGTATATCTCACAGTCATTCATAGGTTATCAGGCTTGTGCGCTTATCTCGCAACAGTGGCTAGTTAAAAAGGCGTGTGTTAAGCCAGCACAAAAGGCCATTAAGAAGGGCTGGAAACTAACCGTTAACGATGGTTCAGAAGTAGACGACAAGAAAATAAAAGAAATCCAGAAAATTGACAAGCGAATGAAGATCAAGAAAAAGCTTGTTGAGTTTAATTCTAAAAAAATGGTGTTCGGTATTCGTATCGCCATACCTGTGATTGAAGGATGGGGGCCGGAACAGTACAAACAACCGTTTAACATTGATGGCATAAAGAAAGGCGCGTACAAGGGCATGACACAGGTTGACCCGCATTGGATGGTTCCAGAATTAGACGCCGAAGCCGTTAACAATCCGGCCTCAATGGGATTCTATGAGCCTACATACTGGCGTGTTAACGACGTTCTATATCACCATTCACACTTGATCATTGTTCGTAATGGAGACGTGCCAGATATATTAAAACCCACCTATCAATACGGCGGGCTACCATTACCGCAGTTAATCTACGAACGTATCTATGCGGCAGAACGTACAGCCAATGAAGCGCCTTTGCTGGCTATGGATAAGCGCTTAACCGTATTACACCTTGACCTTGAATCAATGGCCTTGGAACCTCAAAAGTTTGAGGAACAGATGGCAGCATGGGCAGGATACCGCGACAACTTCGGAATAAAAGTGGTTGGTGTTGATGAAACTATCGAACAGTTTGACACGTCACTAGCGGACCTCGATAACGTAATCATGACCCAATACCAGCTAGTTGCAGCAATAGCAGAAATGCCAGCAACGGAACTTCTGGAAACAAGCCCGAAAGGTTTTAATGCAACTGGTGAGTTTGAAGAAAATAGCTGGTACGACCGATTAGAAGCAATCCAAGAAGACGATTACGACCCGTTTTTAGAGCGTCATTATGAATTACTTATCAAGTCAGAATTCGATGGTGCGTTTGAGGTCGATGTCACATGGGAGCCTATGAAGTCACCAACACCTAAAGAATTAGCAGAGATTGGCGACCTGAAATCTCGAACAGATACCGCATTGTCAACGATGGGCGCGATAGACGGCGTTGAAGTCAGAGAAAGATTGATAGCCGATGAACATAGTGGTTACAACGGTTTGGCTCCATACACAGACGCAGAAGTCAAAGACATGGAGAAAGAGAAAGAGGACGCAATGAACGCGGAAAACGGGGGTAACAATGGCGACCAAGAAAAGGAAAAGTAGACCGGCCCCGTTATCAGCTAAACGAAAGACATGGGTAGAACGCAGAGCGATCAATAACAAGGTCGTTCTCAAAGGTGAGCGCCTAGCCTACAGCATACCCATTCAAGCCAAGTATGAGAAAGAGTTGGTTATCATGATTAACTCTATGGCGTCAGTTACGAAACGGGAATTAACAGCCGTTTTCAAATCCAAACAGGCAAAGGAGTTTTATGCAGAGGACGCTAGTTTATCGTCTTTGGCCGGGAAGGTTCTTGACCAGCTCAGAAAGCGATTCGATTTGTATTTTGAAAAGAATTCAAAGGAAGTAACAAACCGGATGATTAAACGCATTGATAGCCATTCAGCTAGTGCGCTTCAATCAAGTATTGAGAAACTATCTGGCGGCCTATCTGTTAAAACCGATTTCATTACAGGGGAAGTAGGCGACATATTACAAGCGTCGGTTAAGCGTAACGTAAGCCTCATTAAGTCGATTAACTCGCAATACTTCGACCAGATAGAAGATTTAGTGATGCGCTCTATATCACCAGGGGGGAACGGTTTACAAGATCTTGCTATACTTGATGAAATTAAAGACAAAACCATAGGCCGGGGCGTTAACATTGCCAAGGATCAGACGCGAAAAGCCTACAACAATTTGAATGCAGCTCGAATGCAAAAGGCTGGGCTCTCTGAATTTATATGGCGTCATAGTGGAGGTGGAAGAACGCCCCGTGATCTTCATCAAAACGTACTGAATGGACAAACGTATAGCCTTGATGACTTACCCGTGATTGATTTAAAAACAGGTGAGAGAGGAATACCAGGGCAGGCTATTAACTGTCGATGTACTATGGAACCTATTGCAACTTTTGGATAATGATATGAAATTGTATTTTGTGGCTGTAGCGGAAAAGATAAACGACCAAAACGTTTTCACTGAGGTAATGGGTGTGTTTTCAACTAAAGATAAGGCTCTAGAAAATTGCACAGATCCTTTGTCATATATAGGGCCTATTGATCTAGATTGCCCCGCACCTTCTGAAATGACCAAATGGCCAGGAGCGTGGTATCCAGAATTTGAAAAGGAGCCAGAATAATGACTAAAAACGTTTGCGTCACTAAGCCGATAAAGATTGAGCGACCAGAAAACAGGCCCGTTCCATGCATTCCACCTAAGAAGAAGTATTGCTGATGACTAAGCGCACCTATGACACGAACGGTTGGCCAGAAATAAAGAACAACCCGATTTCAAAGGCTGGCGTATTCCCCTATTTGGGCTCAAGCATTGGCGCGCCAGATCCTAACAAAATCTACATGGTTCGACGTTCCAAAGAACAGCTAAGCAGTAAGGAGGCTATAGACTCATTCAAGCTTGTACCGTGGATAGACGATCACACCATGCTAGGGGATAGGGGTGTAGGGTTCACGCCAGCCGAAGAAAAGGGTATCCAAGGAACAACGGGCGAGGACGTTTATTTTAAAGGCGACACCCTGTACGCCAATTTAAAGCTGTACTCTGAATCACAAGCAAAGCTAGTAGAGTCAGGAAAGAAGGAATTAAGCCTTGGCTATGGGTGCAAGTACGTGGAGAAATCCGGCGTCTACATGGGCAAAAAGTTCGATTACGACCAAATTAACCCGCGAGGCAATCATATAGCGTCCGTTAAGGACGGTAGAATGGGGTCACAAGTTGCGGTTTTAGATTCAAGTGATATTATTAGCAACGACACACACTGTTTTTTCACAATCGACTCTCAGGATATAGTCATGACAAAGCAAGAAAAGGCCGCACTAGCAGCCAAGCAAAAATCTAGCGTTTTACAAGCTGGGCAAACGGCGGCAGATGCGGCTATTTCTGGCATGGAATCAGGTGGCG